ATTAAAGGTCAGCACGTTGCTGCCAGCACCTGTGATGGTATAGGCAGTATTTGGCAACTGCACAACACCGTTTAACATAACCAAGGTGGCAGCAGTAGTTGTTCGGCGATCTAGGTTGAAATTCACAGTGACACCATTGGCTGTGCTTATGGTTTGACTGGTTACGCCACCCACCACTTGATCCCACTCTGTACCATCATACACTTCCATTCTAGCGGTGTCTGTGTTGAATCTCAGCGTGCCAGCAACATTACCTGTGGCAGGGCGCTGAGCTGTGGTGCCAGAAGGCATTACAAATCCATTGGTTCCTACAATATAAAAAGTACCAGTGCCATTGGGATCTATAGAGATGTTGGCATTGGCTGTACTTGATGTAATTGTTGTGTTGTTCACAACCAAATTGCCAATATTTGTAATATTACCAGTTGTTTGAGATATTACAAATCCTCGGGTGGCTGCGTCTGAGTTGGCCACCGGATCTGCTAAATTGTTAATGTAGACTCCGCCGGCACTGATATTGCCAATGTTGGAAATTACTACATTACCCACTGTTACGTTACCAGCTACTTCTAGTGCAGATCCAGGAGTCAATGTGTTGATTCCAACATTGGCGTTACTGATGCTCAGGTCAATGCCATCTCTTTCAAGATTACTGCTTAGTATTTGCCCTTTGACATAGTTAACGCTCATAGTTTATCCCGGTGATAGGGTATTTAGTTGATTAGTTCTGAGTGTGAATCACACTGATCGGTACTGTGTTTGGCGGAGCACTGGTAAAAGTAATATCAAATCCACCGTCCACTGTGTAGGCAGTAGCAGGATCTTGATATATAGATCCAACAAATACCATGATCTGTGTTTCTACACTTTCGGACACAGTCATTGTAAACACTGTTGTTGACCCATCGCCGGTAAAATTATCTACACTGTAAATCACTGTGCCACCAGTACCAATGTTCTGCCAAATTGTGCCATTGTAAAATTCAACAAATCCTGTATCAGTGTTGAATCGAATCATGCCAAATGTAGGATAGTCTGGTCGTTGAGCAGCTGATCCGCGTGGAATTACTATGCCACTACTGCCCGACTGAAGTTGGCGATTCTTTAAAAAATATCCCATTAGGCTGATGTATAAGAAGTCACAGTAGTCAAACTAAGATTACCCGATGCGTTGGCTCGTATTGAATCATTGTTGCCAAGAATTAATTTTTCGTTGCCTACATAAAACTGATAGGTATCCTGAGGGCCAATATCAATATTGGCTACCACGGCTGTGAGATTGCCTACACTGCCACCGTTAGGCACTACCCAAATATTGGCTTGTACGTTTGATGTAGTATAGTTACATAAACTTAAAAAAGTGACCACTGTGTTGCCACTACTGGCATACACGTTTGCAGCCACTGTTGTTACGTTTCCAGTTGCGATTGGCATAATTATTCCTTAAAATATAATTGCATAAAGTCTTGCACGAGTCAAACTAATTAACTCATCGGCTGTGGTAGTTGTAGCCACAGCATATAATCCTGTTGCGCCTGGGCCAGGTGCATTGTTATAGATAGCCACTGAGTTGGCCACTGCGGTTGGAGCTGTTCCAATATTGCCCAATACTTGATGACCAACCAAAGTCACTCGGTTGTTAGCAATATCGTATTCAAAATTGTTGCTGGCGGTAAAACCACCCGAACCATCGTTGATCTGAATATCACGAACGTTACCACCAGGAATTCCAGTGCCGCCAGATGCTAGGTCCTGATAAGCGTCAATGGCTACGCCAGCGGAAGTAACATTGGAACTGATTTGCCATTTATTAGTTGTTGTATCAAACCGCAATCCAGCAAATGTTTGAGGATCTGTTGGCTTTGTGGCAATTAATCCAGAATCAGTTACATTGGCATTTGCGCTGTTGTTGGCAGCCACAATAATAAAAGCATCATTAACAGCAATTTCGCTGACGTAGGTAATGTTTCCGGTGACATCCAAGTTACCGTCGATGAAAATTGTACCCACTCCGCCGTTGACGTCAATGTACCAATCACTGCTGAGATTTTTATAACTAGCCATTTAAAGATCCTTTTGATTATTTATGCGGTCTAAAAAAGTGTGCATAGGCATTTGAACTAGATTTTTCAAGTGATCAAATTCAGGAATGTGTGCTGTAGTATTGCCATTGATTCTATAGAATTTTGTTGCAGGAAAATCTTCAGTGATGCGTGTTATTTGTTTGATCCAATTGCCAGTATATGTAGGAGTTGCACCTTGTGGTTTGTAAAATTCAGTGCCAGCATACACATTATTAAAGGTTTTTTCAGATGTTGGGCCTATATCGAATCCTATCATGTAAATTCTAGAATGACGATCCAGGGCTGCTATAGCAGTAGCAGCTGGACCCGAACTGAATCCAAAATACGGATTTGGTATAGTCCACGCACCTAAATTTTCTATAGGCCTTCGTGTGTAGAATTTGTTAGAAATAGAATAACCCGATTGTTGTATGTGTTGAGATATAGGGCGATCTGTAGCTACCAAAACATCCGGTACAAATTGTGTGTATAGGGAGTTACACCCATACACAGTTCCTAGTTCTTTTAAGTTGTGCAATGGCATACCTAAACGGCTAAGCCCATTTCCTAATACAAATGCTATGGTCATAAAAAAATCCCCACTGTACTTATTGTGGGGATTTTGTGTTGTAGAGAAAAATTACGAAGTAATCTTCTCAACTTGTGCCAATTCAAGTGTGCCGTTTTGACCAGGCTGATCACTGCCGTTAGCACTGGTCCATGTAGCAACCTCAGCACCAGACTTAGCAAATGTGCTTTCATCTGTAAAGAAGTTAGCAGCATATTCAATGTCGTTAACCACTTGATTAGCAGCCCAAACGTCACCTGTGTTGGCATTGCCGCCGGTTTCACCACCGTTGAAGTCTTGTGCAAATTTGTTGGTTAACTTGCTGATGTACACTTCTGTACTGTCACCGCCCACTGCCATGGCAATACTCATGTTGCCTGCTGTTGGAGTGTTGCTGTCTGTGAGTACACAGGTTCCAACCAACAAAGCAGTACCGGTTGATGCTGATGCCACTGCAGATGTGCAGGTAAAGATTGTGCCAGCTACTGCACCAGCAGGAGCACCCATTTGTTGCCAGTTAGTTCCGCCAAGACTTAGAATCATGTAAGAAGCACCTGCTACAATATCTTCGTCATTTACAGTTGTATTGCTTACAACCAAGAACTTGTGAGCACCTTTTTGACGGATGATACGACCTGTAGCAACACCTTGGCCTGTGCCATTTGGAAGTGCAATGTTTACTTGGCAACTGACCACTGGGTATGATGATGTTGGTGTGCTCAATACCGGAGCTCCACCAACTACACCTGTAAATGGTACTGGTGATGTTGCAGGTTGTGGAAGCACTACTGTGTTTGTGTCCATTGATGTTGGGGCAGCAAACGGAGGATAACCTTGATCAACAAAGATACCAGCGATAGATGAATTTTTTTGAATTTTTAGAGGACGACCCATTTTGTTTTCTCCTTAAAGAAGTCCGATGCGGGTTCTAGCCGCTACGCAGGGGTCTTAAGCCTGCATAAAACGCCTTATTGCGTTGACAAGTATTTACCAAAATTGTTGCTTTTTAATAGATAGCTCTGTATAATCTACATTATGTCCATTGATTATGTACTACTTAGACCTCGACGCAAAGACAAAATTCGATCTGACTTTTGTGTGACTTTGCGCAAAGAAATCAAATCAACACAACATAAAAAACTAGGATTATACGATCCTGTTAATGGTAAAATTGAAGAGTGGTGTTACAAAGAGGATTTTGATCATTACAACGAGTTAAGAAACTCCGATTTAGATCAGGGCTGATAGGCTACAATTTCACCAGTGGCAGGATCTAAGTACAGTGCAATTAATCCTGTAACACCCGAAACAACTCTCACATTGCCTAAAAATACATTTGTGCCGGATGATTGTATAACTTTGTTAAGAGCTCCGTTTACGTTACCAACATAGATTGTTTGATCACTTTGGCTGACTACCAATTCGCTAGGACGGGCGTTGCCGTTGTAATCAAC